AAGACCGCCGCGGATGCCACAAGCGCTGTGGCGGAGCAGGTCACGACGCTTAAGGCCACGGTTGAGCAAAACGGCCAGACTAACGCCGCAGCCATCACGCGCATTGATAAAGCCGTTACGGATCTGGAGAGCGCTACCGCGACCAGTATTGAGCAGGTGACGGCTGCAATCGGCGATACCAATGCAAATGTCCAGACGACCAGCGAGGCTGTTGCTGACATTAACGGCAAGCTGAAAGCGCAGTGGGGCGTTAAAGTCCAGGTGGAGGCGAACGGCGTTAAACGCATCGCGGGTATCCAGCTGGGCATTGACGGCACAGGTGCATCAAACTTCCTGATTTCTGCCGACACGTTCGCGGTTTATAACCCGACGACCAGAGGGCAGGAGCTGGTGTTTGCGGCGACGGGCGGGCAGATGTTCCTGCGATCAGCATTCATCCAGGACGGTTCCATCGATAACGGCAAGATTGGGAATTATATCCAGTCCAGCAACTGGGACGGCACCGGCAATGTCGGCTGGCATATCAATAAATCCGGGTATGCCACGTTTAACGGCGTGACCGTTCGCGGGACGATTTATGCCACCGACGGGAGTTTCAGAGGCAGAGTTGAGGCGACCAGCGGGAGCTTCAAGGGCACGGTTGAAGCGACATCTTTCATTGGGGATGTCGCCAACACAGGGGTGTATCCCGACTCCAGCAACCGGTCTAACAATGCCGTTTCTACCAGTGTAGCAATGGCATACACCGACTCCAGCAATAACGGGCTGAATAAAAACGCCGTCGTGGAGGCGTTGATATATGTCCGAGGGACTACAGGCGCGGTCGGGAGTACAGTTAACATAACTATCGCGGGTAACGTTCGCACGTTCACTTTCGACGTTCCTGTTGGTGGGCTATGGTTCACCGCACGTCATGCTGCAACTGGGTTGACCGGGCAACGTATCGACGCAAACATTTTCGTTTCTTCCAGTAATGCAACCGTGGCAATTTATGCACCAACTATCACTGTGACTCGCGGTACCGGCTCCTTCTCCTGATCCCTACAACCTCAGACCATCCAACCCAGCTCCGGCTGGGTTTTTCATTTTAAGGACATCACGAATGGCCACACTTGATGACGATTTAGCGAAAGCCGTCACAGAAGGATTTCGCCTGGCGCAAGGCAGTATCATCAACCAGGACCTCATTTTATCGGGCACCGGTGAAGTCACCGTAACCCTGGCAGACGGTTCGAAAAAGACGGGCCCCAGCTGGTCGAAACTGATTTCCCAGGCGGGTGCGGCAGGAGCCAGCGCCGCTGCTGCTAAAACATCCGAAGCGAATGCCCTTGCTTCGAAAAATGCGGCAGCATTAAGCGCAACGAACGCTGCAACGTCTGAGGGTAACGCACTCGCATCGAAGAATGCTGCCAAAACCTCCGAGACTAACGCCAAGACTTCGGAAAATAACGCAAAGACCTCAGAAAACAACTCAGCCGCCAGCGCCAGCAATGCCGCAGCATCACTGGCGGCCGCGCAGCTGCTGACGTCTGTACCCTATGAAGAAGCCCCGTTCCCTGATGTGTGGGCACCGCTCAATGATGACCTGCGGCTGCTGGCAGGTTCCGCGCCTTATGACCGGCTGACGATTTCCGGGCAGGTACTGGAGCTACCGACAAAGTCAGCGACCCTTGCGCGGTCAACCATTGCAACTTACATCGACAAATCCGGCGTATTGCAGACTGCCGCTATTAATGAGCCGCGCTTTGAGCGTGAAGGTTTGTTAATGGAGTCTCAAAGCACTAACTATTTCCTGAATAGTGACGACCCGACCAGGTGGGCAGGCAAAGCCGCATCGCTTACCGCTACATTAATAACTGATGGAGCCACCAACGCACCCACGTTTAAAGGTGTTTGCAATTCCACAGCAGTTTCAAACCTCCTGGCTATACAGAGCGGCGCTATATCGGTTGCGGCTGGGGAGGGTCTTACTCTATCCGCAAGGTTTAAGGGAGATTACGGTAAGTTCAAATTCCGCGTTGTAAAAGATTCAACCTTCTTCGGGGATGCAAGCTTTGATTTTTCTACTGGCATACAAGGCGGTGCCGGTAATACGACCGGAGATATGATTGCCACTAGCAATCAGGGATCTGATGGGTACACATACGCAACCCTGACCTTGACCAATGCTGTAGCTGGGGCTTATGTCGGGCAAATATATATAATGCCTGCGGATAAAGATAGTAACGTACCAGCAGGCACGGAATTTTATGTGCAAACTGTACAGATAGAAAAAAGTGCGGTCCCTACCAGCTATATCCCCACCGGTTCTTCAGCAGTCACAAGGTCAGCGGATGCCTGGAGCCTTACCGCTGAGAATGCGGGGTATAAAACTCTGGCGAGTAAGTTTAAACGTACATTGGCTTTTGAGTTTGTGGCAAAAGGCGTAGGGCCATCAGCAAGCAGCTATGTTGATGTAGTGCGCGTTTCAGGCGTCACTAATGATATTATTTGCCGGTTAGGTTCATCAAACAGACTTACGTCTTACAGGGACGGTGGAGGAATATTTGTACCTTATACCGCTGACGTTCCCGGCATCTTTGTACACCAAATAGACGGGGATAAATACACATCGAACTTTAATGGCAGCACGTCCACCAGAACGGGCGCACCGGCTAATAACACGGCCACGGTGGCAAATATGTCAAATTCTACCGGCCCGGCTGGAACAGCCTTTGTTTACCATATCCGCAATCTCCGTATCTGGCACCGCTTGCTGACGCTCAACCAAATTAATGGACTCCGCTAATGAGAGATTTATATCTGCGTTTCAATGACGCCGACGAAATGCGCACGCAATTAATCGTGGCGGGATTTGTGGATGATAAAGAGCAGGGCGGTTTATATCACCCTGATATTTGCTTGGATGCGGTCGGCGTTATTACTACCAGCATCGGAGATGGCGAGTCGGTGGAATATGTCACCGAACCCGGCTACCACGTCAATCTCCGCGTTATTAACGACGATCTCGATTTATCCAGATTAAATAGCTTCGTCGTGAACCCTAAAACACCTGCTCGCGTCTGGGCCTGATTATGGACGACAACGTTACTCTGCGGGTCAATGGCAGGGAGTGGGGCGGCTGGACATCAGTCAGGATCGGCGCGGGCGTTGAACGGCTGGCTCGGGATTTCAGTGTCGAAATTACCCGGCAGTGGCCAGGCGAAAACGGCGACCCCCTCTCACTAAAAGTGAAAGGGGGTGACCGGGTCGAGGTTCTGATTGGCACCGATTTGGTGATCACTGGCTGGGTCGAGGCTACCCCTGTTCGCTACGATGCCCGCTCTGTCAGTGTTGGAATCAGCGGGCGCAGCCTGACTGCAGATCTGATCGACTGCGCCGCAGAGCCAACGCAATTCAACGGACAGTCGCTGGTGCAGGTGGCCGCCTCGCTGGCTAAACCATTCGGTATTGAAGTCGTTAACTCCGGCGCGCCCGCTGACGTTATTCCGGGCGTGCAGCCGGATCACGGTGAAACGGTTATCGAGGTGCTGAATAAGATGCTGGGCCAGCAGCAGGCGCTGGCCTATGACGATCCTGAAGGACGCCTGGTGATTGGTGGGGTAGGGTCGACGCGGGCGCATACCGCGCTCGTTCTCGGCCAGAATATCCTCTCCTGCGATACCGAAAAAAGTATCAGGGACCGTTTTCCAACGTATCAGGTATCGGGGCAGCGTGCCGGGAACGATGATGATTTTGGCGCGGCCACCACAACGGCACTCAGGGCGAAAACTGAAGATGCCGGGATCGGGCGGTACCGGCCAATGGCAGTACAGCAGACGGGCCAGGCGACGGGCGCCAGCTGCATTGCCCGCGCTGATTTCGAAGCTCGTCAGCGCGCCGCCCGCACTGACGAAACAACGTATACCGTATGGGGCTGGCGCCAGGGTGACGGCTCTCTCTGGCAGCCTAACCAGCGTGTAATCGTCTTTGACCCCGTCTGTGGGTTTAACAATCGCGAATTGCTGATTTCAGAGGTGTCTTTCTCCAAAGACAGCAACGGCACGATCACCGAATTGCGCGTCGGTCCGCCTGATGCGTACCTGCCGGAACCCGCCGACCCTAAACAGCGGAAAAAGAAAAAAGCCGTGGAGGCCCCTTTCTGATGCGTAACTTTCAACAATTGCAGCGGCAGCTGCTTAACCTGATTTGCCGCGCGGTAGTCGGCAGCGTTAAACCTGGCTCTAAATGCCAGACCGTGGATGTTGAGCTGCTGGCCGGTGAGCAGAAGGGCGGAATTGAGCATCTTGAGCCTTACGGGTTTACATCACATGCGAAGCAGGGTGCTGAAGCTCTGGTTCTGTTTCCTGACGCCGATCGCTCACATGCTGTAGTGGTCACCGTGTCCGATCGCCGCTTTCGCATCCGGTCTCTTAAGCCAGGTGAAGTCGCCATTTATGACGATCTGGGTCAGTCAGTCACACTTACGCGCGCCGGCATCGTCGTTGACGGCGCCGGAAAGTCAATCACCTTCCGGAACGCGCCAAAAGCCCGGTTCGAAATGGACATCGAATCGACAGGCCAGATCAAAGACCATTGCGACTCAACCGGCGTCACGATGGCGGCAATGCGTCTTTCCTATAACGGCCATAGACACAAAGAGAGCGGTGACAACACAGACGTGCCGGACAAAAAAATGGAGACTTAAATATGGATCTGTGGCTAACCGTAAACGGGGTAAGCGTTTCAGCAAGTGCCCCCCTGGATTTACTCACCCGCTCAGTTGTGATTTCTCTCTTCACCTGGCGCCGCGCGCAGCCGGATGATAATGCAGATCAGCCCAATGGATGGTGGGGCGACACCTGGCCGGTTGTTCAGAACGACCGGTACGGCTCCCGCCTCTGGCTGCTCCAGCGTCAGAAGCTCACGAACCAGACGGCGCTTATCGCCAGGACGTATATCAACGAAGCTCTGCAGTGGATGATCGACGACGGCGTTG